ACTCCAACAAAAGTTTACATAATGTACATGAGATATCCTAAATATATAAACAAAGCAGGATATATAATGTTAGATGGAAATCCATCAGTTGATCAAGATTGTGAACTTGAATTATATTTAGAGGATGAATTGTTAGACTTAACAGTACAAAATCTAGCAATGTATACTGAAAATGCATCTGCAGCTCAGAGTGCTCAATTCAGAATACAAACAAACGAATAAATTTTTAACTTAATAAATAAATAAAATGGCTGATTTTTCATTAACCACGGTATTCGTGGTGCCAGTGGGGCAATCATCGATCCCTAGCTCTGGTTCGACACAAGACTTGACAGCTGGTCAAGTTGGTATTTTCAAAAACGATTATACCGCAGCTACAGCATTAAACATTGCTGCTGCTCCTTATTTTTACATCGCTCAAGGAAGACAAAACACTTATCTTCAAGGATCTAAACGTTCAGATAAAATTTCTGGATGTCCTAATGGATCTTCTTGTAAAAGTAACGTAACTGAATGGTATGCAGTTAGAGGATGTTCTACGCCTGCAACTCAGATAACTGATGTTGATGGTTGGGATGTAAAATGTGGAGATGTTGTGACATTAACTTTAAGAGCACACTCTTCTTACATTGATACATTGTACTTCAATGGTTTCACTCGTTCAGTAACTGTACAAGCACCTTGTTGTGATTGTGGTGGTGATCCTTGTGACACTGTTGACACTTCTGCTTTAATTGATCAATTCATTGCAAAATTAACAGCACAAGCTCCAGGTATTAACCCTGACAACATTAGTTTTAACACTTTCTATACATTTGAAAATGTAGGTGGAACAATTTTACGTATCTCTGGAAAACCATTAACTAAATATGGTCAACCTTGTGATGTTATGGCGTTCCCATTTGAATATGACAGAATGTGGTTTAGAACATTTGTGTACTCTGGTCCAGCTACTACTGCTGACTTTATTGTTGCTGATAATTGTAACATTGTTGCTACTCCTGTAATCACTCAACGTTCTAGCTATGCTACTGGTACTTCTGAAGAAATTATTCAATTAGAGAAAAACTTCTACAGCTACCAAGCAGGTTACTTGAAACACTTATACAGAATGGCTGGTTACAACGAGAACTTTGAGTCTTATGTATCTAATGGAGAAACTTATGATACATATTATATCAAATTCAACGAATATGATAGATCTGCATATGTATGGGGTGATTATATTCATGAAGATTCTACAGTGATTCTTGCTGTTCCACAAGGTGGTGGTAATTTATCTGGTGATTTCCAAGATATCTTAGAAGCTGCTTTAGGTGAAGTAGAGTTTGATAACGACTGTATCACAACTACAACTACTACAACTGGAGAACCTGCACCAACTACAACTACCACTTCAACTCTTATTCCTTAAGAATAAAGAAGAGGTAATAAATTATTAAAATAACCTATGCCAGGGGAAAGAGGATATCACTCATATTCCTCTGGCATATTTATTTAAAAACAAATATGGCAAACTTAAAATTAGATATATTAGTAGTCCCTACTTATAGTGTACTTACACTTGGTGTTGCAGATGCTTCTGTATATCCTACCAATCCTCCAGTGGTGTCAGCACCATCTATTGAGATTGATATTCCAGGATTCGGAACCAAAATATTACCATTTGTTCCTAATGAAATCAATGTATTTACATCGTCTAATTTAGGAATAACAGAACCTGGTTGTAATCAACCACTTCCTGATGGAGTGTATAGATTGAGATATTCTGTAGCTCCTGCATATGCAAACTATGTGGAGAAAACAATATTACGTGTTGACAAACTTCAAGAAAAGTTTGACAATGCGTTTTTACAATTAAATATGATGGAGTGTGATAGAGCTCTTAAAACTCAATCTAGTGTACAACTAAATACAATCAACTTCTTTATTCAAGGAGCAATTGCAGCAGCTAATAACTGCGCAGAATATGAATCCAACACATTATATGCTCAAGCAGATAATATGTTAAATAGCTTTTTAAAATCCAACTGTGGTTGTTCTGGTAATAACTACGTAATAAACTTTTATTAATTATGGCACAATGTACTTCATGTGGAGCTAAAGTGGGATGTGGATGTCAACTAACCAATGGGTTATGTGCACATTGCGCATCTAAAGTTCAAAAATAAATAAGACTTGATTATGTTATCACCAAGACTAACCAACTGTCCTGAATGTTCGGACATTCCTTCTTTACTTAAAAAAATTGATTGCAAGTTGGCAGAACTTGGCAATAATTTGTACAACAATATTTCATATATGTTGAATAAATCTGTGCCTTCTAGTGATATACTTCAATTAATTGGATATAGAAGAATTCTTATGTACAAATATTACAATCCTAATTATGTATCAAAGTATTCTGTTCAAATGATTGCTAGTAGAGTGATAAGACTTACTGCAGGATGTGTAAGTAGATGTAATGAACCATCACCTTGTATAGAGGAACCTTGTGATATAACTATTGTACCAAATACTAGTACTACAACCAGTACTAGTACCACTTTAGTACCAACCACTACCACTACAAGTTCTAGCAGCACTTCTACAAGTACAAGTAGTTCTACTACAACAACAACAACAACAACAATAGCTTAAATCTTTTAAAATAAATAATATGTCCATTTGCTCAAATTGTTATAACGGATGTACAGAGATTGTCTCTGACAGATGTGTTAAATATACAGGAATAGATGTTCCTGTCCTAGGAATTCAAACAGGAGATTCTTTGTCTTATGTAGAACAAGCATTGATTACATTCCTTACATCTACATTAGATGGTACAGGAGTGAAGATTGATCTTGCACCTGTAATAATATGTGATCTTGTAAAACAATATCTACCTACATGTAAAGATCTTTCTATTGTAGATGTGTCAAAAGCTCTTGTGCAAGCTGCTTGTGATCTTCAGGAACAAGTAGATGATATTGTAGCAGATGTTGCTATAATAGAAGCAGATTATAATGTAAATTGTTTAACAGGTGTTACAGCATCTTCAGGAACGCATGCTATTGTACAAGCTGTTATTAATAAACTATGTCAAGTGCAAATTGATTTAACAGCATTAGCTTTAGATCTTTCTACAAACTATGTTCAAATTTCAGACTTAGATGATTTGATTCAAGACTATATTGATAACTCTGGACAAAATACATTAATTAAAAACAGAATGGTTCCTTTTGCTGTAGTTCCATATTATGGTCCAATAACATATTTTAATGGATCTGGAGCTGGTACAGGAGATTGGATTAATATTTATTTATGTAATGGTAATAATGGTACTCCTGATTTAAGAGGTAGAACATTAGTTGGTGTTACAGATTGTACAATGTTAGGAGGAACAATGGCAGCAGCAGTTGATCCTACTATTGCAGGTAATCCTAATTATTCTATAGGAACTACTACTGGAGCAAATCAAATAACATTAAACCTTACACAAATTCCAAATCATACACATAGTGCTACAGTAACAATTAATGATCCAGGACATATTCATACTTCTGTAGATCATGGTTTTCAAGCTAACAGAGTTAATTGTGATGGAGATTGTGATTCGTTTCCAGAAAATACTTTTCCTAGTTTTCTTCCTACTACTTCAAGTGTAACAGGATTAAAAGGAACAGGAGCAGGACAAAATGTTTTTGTTACTAATTCTGCTATAGGTAGTGGAGATGCTCACTCTAATATTCAACCATCAATTGGTTGTCGTTATATTATTTATATACCTTAATTAATTTATCAAGATGACATATCCTTTTTTACCAGTTAATCCTTGCTGCACAGATGTAGTTATAAACAACTCTTGTGGATGTAGTCCTGCAATTACTAACCATAATTGTGGACAATCTCCATGTGGGACAAATGTAATTCTATCTAGTAATGTGCTTTATAATGGTCCTGTATTGGATTGTATTATAGCTGAGCCTTGTGATACACTTAATGTAATATTACAAAAGATTGATGAGATTATATGTAACTTACTT